CAAGCTCGAGCTCGAAGGCGAAAGGCAAAGAGCGCAAGGCCTGGTGGCAGAGGCTACTAGGGAGCTAACCGAGAGGATAGCCACCCTTGAAGCCGACCTGGCCACCAAGACAGGGGAACTCGAACCCCTGAAAGGCCAGCTAGCCGAGGCCTCCACGAACTTCGAGGGCGCTAAGGCAGCCTACGCCTACGCTTTAGAGGACTTCAAGAAGCTGGCAGCAGCTTCTAACCCGCTTATCCCGCCAGAGGTTATCTTTGGCACCACCGTTGAGGAAGTCAAGGGATCCCTCGAGCGAGCCAACAAGCTGGTAGCCAACGTCCAGGAGTCCCTGGCCAAGCAGGCAACCTTAAGCGTAGTCCCGGCAGGTGCCCCAGCTCGCACCGGTCCCAACGTGGAGGGCATGAGCACCATAGAGAAAATAAACCTCGGCCTGGAACAAGCCAAAAAGCGGAAGGAGCAGTAGCACAAAAGCACAAAGTCGCAAAATCACAAGAAGGAGTAAATAAACCATGTCAATTACACTAGCCGAATCAGCCAAGCTTTCTAATGATGTCCTCTTGCAGGGCATCATTGAAACCATCATCAAGGATTCCCCAATCCTTCAGTCAATGCCGTTTATCGAGATTGTCGGTAATGGCTTGACCTACAACAGGGAGACGGCTCTTGCAGCCGCCGTCTGGCATGCCCCACTGGGCGACTGGGTAACCCCCACCGCACCGACCTTCGACCAACTAACCGCCACCCTGGCCGTGCTGGGCAGAAATGCCGACGTCGACAACTTCATCAAGCAGACTCGCTCCAATATCCAGGACATCGAGGCAGCCGTTATCGAGCTTGCCGCTAAATCAGTGCGGCAGGAGTTCGAGAGAGCCTTCCTTTATGGCTGTGTCGCCAACTACCTGGGCATGACCGGCGATGCCAACAGCATCAATGGCCTAATCAAGCTCATAGCCACCGGCACAGCTAGCAGCCAGGTACTTGCTATGGGCGCTACCGGCGCCGCGCTTACCCTGGCCAAGCTCGATGAGCTGATAGACGCCGTCAAAGGCGGCAAGCCAGACTTGCTCTTGATGAGCAAGAGAAGCCGAAGAAAGATAAACGCCCTGGCCAGAGCCGCCGGCAGCAACCTTGAAGTCGGCACCGGCAAGCTCGGTGAGTTTGCTCAGTTCTACAATGGCATCCAGATAGGGGTCAGCGACTATGTCCTGGATGCCCATGTGCTCACCGGCAGTGTGGAGACCGCCGTAACCGGTGGAGGATGCTCTACCATCTACGCCATGCAGTTTGGCGAAGGCGCTGTCTGTGGCGCTACCAATGGTGGCATCCAGGTAGAGCCGATTGGAGCTATGGAAGGCAAGGACGCCAACAGGAATCGCATCAAGTGGTATGTCAGCCTGGTAGACTTCTGTATCCAGAGGCGAGCTGCCCTAATCGGAGTCACGGACTAATTGACCGCCTAACGAGGGATTAACCTACCCACGTTAGGGTTTTACCTCCTGGGTGGGGGTGGGGGGGAGAAGCGGCAGATTCACCCGCTGCGACAGCTTCACCCCCCCCCACCACCGAAACTGTCATTCTGAGCGCAGCGAAGAATCTAGGAAGAGGAACGAAATGGCAACGACGCTAACAACAATCAGAACAGCCGTCAGGCGAGACCTGAAGGACGAGGACAGCTCTAACTATCGCTGGCAGGACAACGAGATTGAGAGAGCCATCGCCAGAGCGCTAGCCGAGCTAGCCCGCTACGTCCCCAGGGAGATGAAGGCTACCATCGCTACCACTGCCGGCAGCAGGGAGATAGCCTTAACCAGCTTGACCGATATAGTGAGCGTGGACAGGGTAGAGTTCCCAGTGGGAGAGACTCCCAGGAGCTTTCAGCGCTTCACCGTCTATGCCGACATCATCACCTTAATAGGAGACGTAGAGGGGGACGGCACCAACTGTTATGTCTACTGGGGTTCGGTTCACACCCTGGGCGCCACCAGTACCATCCCCACGTACCTAGAGGACATCCTAGCCCTGGGAGCTGCCGCTTATGCCGTGCTAGCTCAGACACAGTATCGAACAGACACCGCTGGCTTTGGTGGGGAGCGAGCCGATACTGATTACCAGAGCTGGGGGACGGCTATGCTCAAAGAGTTCAAGTCCCAACTAAAACGCTTCGGCAGAGGCCGAAAGCTCAAAATAAGTCAGTTTTATCAAGGAGACGACAATGAGTGATACCAAGAAATCATCGAGAGACAAAATCGAAGCAGGGTTACCCAGGCTAAAGGAAGGCTTTCCCTGGCAGGCGTTCGCCATCGTTGGCGATAAGGAAGACCCGGAGACGTGGAAACTGCCGCATCACACCAAGGCTATCTTCCGAGCCATCAAGGGGAAGATAGGCCATTACAAGACCACGGACTGGGAGCATTGCTCAGCAGCCGTGGCAGCGCTCAGCCGCGGGGGATTCCGCGGTAAGAGGGTCGAAGCCACCGAGCAGCAGATCCTCGACGCCGCCAAGCACCTGATGCGGCATTACACGGAAAACGGTAAGCCCGTCCCCGATACCCTGGCCGCCCTGGTCGAATGACCCCCATGAGGCGGCAGAAAAAAGAGGCATTTGGGCGAACCGCCCTGGGGGGTATGATTGTACCTAAAATGAATTTGAGGGGCTTAAAATCGACTGTAGCGAAGCCGTTTTACTTGACATAACCCTCAGCAGGGGAAAGCCCAAAGCTGAGGTTAACATAAAATGAAAAAAGGAGAGTGACATGATACAAAAGTTCTTAGACGGCAAGAAGAAGTACAGCGCCTTTATTATCACCTTGCTAGCGGCCATGATCCCCCTGTTCATCCAGGAGCCCGAGGCGCAGAAGACCATTATGGACTATGTGCCATCGATAGCAGCCGCCCTGGCCGGCATCTTCTACATCGTAACTCAGGGCGGAATCGACAAGGAGACGGAGAAAGCCAAGACCGCCACAGCGCAGGCAGCCCTTGTTATGGCTAACGGTACTCAAAACGGCGCACCAGCCCAGCCAGCAATCGCTCAGCAAGAAATCCAGCCTATAGGTGCATCTCAGCCAATCTCAACCAATCTCAACCAATCTCAACCCCTCGATATCAAGCTATTCCACGAGCGGGTATTGAACGATACCGCAGCCAGGTATTCCGAGCAGAACCCGGCCACGGTATTCAGTATGGCCAAAGACAGGGGCAGCATCACCACCTGCCACGACATCAAGCAGGCACAGGACTACTGGGATTACCTGGTGACCCTGGTCTACGATGCCGAGCAGTATGTCAGAGAAGTTGCCCAGGTGGATAAGCCGGGACCGTGCAAGGTGCGCTCCCCAGAACACGTGGCTATGCAGCTCGAGGTGACAAGAACTGTCAGACTTCGAGACAACGTCTATACCCTGGCCCAGACCGCCATCGACTGGCGAAAGAAACTCGGCAACAACGATACCCTGTACCACATCGGAGTCCTGGCCGAGGAGCTGCTGAAATACAACAGCTAGTGGTGAGGGTCGCAGGATCCCCGGAGCCCCACCACAAAATGTAGTGGTGAGAGATGGTAGTCTTTGACTGGCTAACCATAGCCGGCATTGTCGTGCTGGTCGGCTCAGCAGTTTACATAATCTTGATGAGGAAGAAATGACAGGGAAATGTCAGGGGGAAAGATTTTTGACCTTTGCATTGTCATTTTGATTTTTAATCTTTGATTTTTGATTTACCCATGAGAACTCTAACCGACGCCCTACTTGAAACCCAGAAAACAGGCGTGCCCCGAAAGCCCCTGGTTAAGCTCGAGGTGCAGGCTTATGGCCACCCAGCTCAGTCCTCGAGCATCCAGTGGGAGCTATTCGGCTGGCAGCGCTTTTACTCAGGCTCAGAGACCAAAGACTCCCACGGCCTGGCCATCCCCGGTGACGGCTCACTGATTCGGATCCGCAAAGACGGCACCAACCTTTACCTATCGCGAGTAACGAGTCCCGGTCCCTCGAGCACCTACTCCAGCTGGGGTTCATCTTTTGGTGGAGTAACCGCCAACGCCAAAGTAGCCATCGCTTCCCTGGGAGCTAATGTCATGGTAGCATCGATGTCCGCAGCCTACCTTTACCGCAGGGAGTCCACAGACTACGGCGCCTCCTGGGGGAGCTGGGTAGAGATGGCCAATGCCCGCCCCTGTGAGCGGGGAGTAGCCGTAGCCTTTAAGTCCAACGGCGACTGCGCTATCGTCCACGCCTCCGATGTCAACGACCCCACCAGCCTCTATATCCAGAAACGGACTGGGGGGAGCTGGAGCACCGGCTTAGGCCAGAGGGGGAGCTATGACGCCGACATCGAGGACTTAGCCATGTACTATGACGGCGACTGGAATATCATCGCCTTAGTTCTTGAGGGGGGCTACCTCTCCGTGGTGCGCATGGTCTACGGAGACGGCTACAAAGTCACCGCCGGCACCTGGGGGACAGATGTTAAGATAGGACTAGGCAGAGCCAGGGTGGACGTTGCCACCCAGGTAAGGCTAAGGCTGTTCAAGGTCGGCTGGCCGGTAGGCTTCAGGCAGATGCAGCCCTACGGTCCCTGGGAGCCGAGAACAGCCTCAACATACTGGGAGAGGCATCAGGCCGTAATCGAAGCCCTGGCCGGCGAGACGCTGGGCGTCTCGGGTCCCTCGCTGGTCAAACCATCAGGCTATGTAGCCATGCTTTCCCTATCCCGCCAGACCCAGCCCTGGCTATTTCGCTTGAAGCCAGGCACGGATTTCTACGACTACAACTGGAATAAAGCCAGCTTCATAGACGCCAGCGCATCCAGAGGCATGGCTATCGCCTGTGATAGCTCCTATATCTGGGCTACTCAGGCTAACGAGGTGTGGCGGTCAGCCCTACCGAGCTCCTGGAGTCCCCCCACCGCAGGCTCGGGCGCCGGCAGCTCTATCACCATCCCAATCTCTAGGATTGCCCGCATCGAGGAAGCCGTAGACCCGGAGCAGCAGTCAACCTTGAACGTAGAACTTGATAACTCTAAAGGCACTTACAACAGCCCCGGAGAAGGCAGCCTCGCCGTCCTAAAGAGGGGGGCGCGGGTAAACCTTCACCTCGGTTACAAGACCCCCACCGGAGACGAACTCTCCGAGGCAGCCAGGTATTTCATCGAGGGCATGGAGTATAAGAGAGACCCCAACACAGCCGCCTTTATCATGCGCTGTGTGGATGCCTGGGGCTTACTCGAGCACTACCAGTTCAACAAGCCGGTGGAGTGGAATGTCGGCTCAGATGAGTTTACCTGCTACCAGCTAATCGAGAAGGTGATGCAGGCCGTAGGGGGGACGCTAGCCTATAAGTCGAGGAGCAGCCTTATCACCAGCCTCTACCCCAAGCTGGACGTCGGCGCTGGAGAATCCGCAGCCAGCGTCTTAAGGCGGCTGCTTAACCTGGTGCCGGACGTAATCTACTTCTTTGGCCTGGACGCCTACATCATCCACCCCCAGGAAGGAGACACAGTTGTTTACAAATTCAAATTCCCAACGTAAATAAAAGAAAGGGGGAGCAAGAA